GGATCACTTTGCACTACGCGCCTCCAGACAGGATGTGGCGTTCCACAGCTCACCGCCATCCTTAATGTAGCAAAGGCAATCTATGAGGTTAATAAACCCATCACCCTAATCGCTGATGGTGGGATAAAGAACTCAGGAGATATTGTAAAGGCCCTAGCTGCTGGAGCAGATGCTGTAATGATCGGCAATCTCTTTGCAGGCACTGTAGAGACGCCAGGAACAGTGTTCCATGACCCAGGAAGTCTTGGACCCTATAAGATATACAGGGGGATGGCGAGTCAAGAAGCACAACTTAGTTGGAAGGGTAGCGCGACCTCAGTCGAAGGTGAACTCAAGAGAGTTCGATGGAATGGCAATGTGAAGACCGTATTTAGTTCCCTGATCAATGGTATACTATCAGGTATGACCTACCAGAATGCTAGAAACCTACATGAACTTAGAGTAAACGCAGTTTTTAGACCCCAAACTCAAGCTGGCTATAGAGAGAGCACACCTCACGCCCTCTAGCAAGGAGGCAATTCATTGCACGAAGAGAAGTTTACCGGCTTCCGTACCATTTTTACACCTACTGAAACAATAGAAGATCTGCATCAAGATGGAAAGATACTCATTTGGGATAGATCAGAGCCTCTCTTTCCTAATATGTATGTAGAGCTCAAAGATTTGACTGATGATAAGTTTACAGCACTTGGCAGGGTCACTGCAGATAACCGTTTTATAGAGCGCATTCAACCTGGGCAGGTGTCTGGTCTCCATTCAAGAAATAGAGAACAGGCATTCACTATTGATGCAATATCAAGAGATGAAATAACTACAGTAGTCCTGACTGGCCGGGCTGGAACAGGGAAAACTATTGTTACTCTTGCATCTAGCCTCCAACTCATGCAGAGCGGTAAGTTTCGTAAGATTGTAATCACCCGACCCATGTCATATGTGGGCAAGTATGCACTAGGAGCGCTCCCTGGAGATGCAGACGAGAAGTTTTCGCCCTATCTTCTTAACTACACCACCAACATGGAAGAGCTGGTAGGTAAGCGACTAGTAGCAGATCTAATGAGCCAATATAAGTTTGAGATCGTGCCCCTCCAACTCCTTCGCGGCGCTTCCTTTAACGGATGCTTGGTAATAGCAGATGAAATGCAGGTCTGTGACTACATGGAGATCCTAACAGTAGGCACCCGCATAGGAGAGGGAAGTAAACTGATCATTATGGGAGACTTAGACCAGAGAGATGAAAAGATAGACAAAGAAAAGACGGGCCTTTTTAAGCTTATCAATAGCCCCACGGCCCAAAACTCCCCACTACTAGCAGCGATTGAACTACAACGCTGCGAAAGAAGTGTAACAGCTAAGCTATTTTCTGATATATTTGAGGAGTAATGCCGCCTTGCCCCGAATGCAACACAGAACTCATCGAAACCCTACCCTGGGTTGAAGGGGTAATAGTAGAGGATCCAGCCACAGCAGCTCTAACATGTCCATCGTGTGGTTATTTCTCTATGCCAGGTGCCGCAGTAGCTACGACTGCAGGCGCTCATAGAGCCGGGATGCTTGTAACAGGCCCTACCCCTCCTATTACAGTAAATAGTGGAACAGAATACCGACAAGCATTCCAGTTAGATAGTATTAGCATTACACCCAATCCAAATCTTCAAATAGGTCAGATTTATGTAGGTCGGGTGCCGCTGTCTGGCCCACTAGGGGTGGAAGACTTCGCTGTGGAAGCTACCTGGACCCATCAGCCGATTAGATGGAGTAGACCTAATAAACTCTGTGCTCCTCGTGGGCACCAGTTATCCTTTAAATTTCTCTGGAGTATATAATGAAAACAAAAGTCTACAAAATAGATCCAAGAGCAGTTCTACCTACTTATGGAACCTCGCGCTCTGCAGGTTTGGATATATGTGCGCTAGAAGACACTGTTATTCACAGGCCCCGCCGCCCATTACCCCAGCTTGTTCGTACAGGTTTGGTGATAATCCCACCACTCGGCTTTAACTATCTACTTTATCCAAGAAGTAGTTTGGGTAAAAAATATCCTGGTATAGTTCTATCTAATAGTGTAGGAGTAATAGATGAGGACTACACTGGTATAGAGGATGAGTTACTCATATCTTTACTTAACTTATCTGATGATACATACTGTATTAAGGCTGGTGCAAAAATTGCTCAGCTAGTCCTTAGGAAAAACTATAGGGCAGATGTAGAGGAGATTTCGTATGAGCACATGGAGAAGCGAGGCAATCGAGGAGGGTTTGGAAGCACTGGATAGCCTTGACTATGATGAACCAGATAGTTATGCAAGAGGTAATCTGTATGAAGTTGTAGTTAGATTTGTAGTTGCTGCTCCAAATGTAGAAGAAGCAGAAGCTGCAGTAAATGAGATTATCAAGGAAGGTAAACTTAAGCTCCTTGATGAAGAAGACCGAGATCCTGTAGAGGAATATGACATTGAAGAAACTTGTCCAGCCGCCATTTAACCCATCACTTGTATCTTCTACCTATACACCAGATCATATAGCAGATCGATTAAGGAATAGAGGGTGTAATGGGTGTGATTTAGGTAGTCAGCCTAACTTTAAAGGCCCTGTTGTTTTTAGAGGTAATCCTGAGTCCGGTAGGATGGTAATAGGGGAGGCGCCGGGGCTGAAGGAAGACGAACTCGGCCTTCCCTTTACAGGACCAGCAGGTGAACTCTGGGATAAGATCGTATCATCTGTAGGATGGGACAGTAATAAGGATCTCTACATTACAAATGTCTGTAAATGTAGACCAGTCGCCCTACCAGGCTCAGGTAAGCAAAACAACACCCCACTAGCCAGACATCGTAAGGCTTGCATGCCCTACCTTAGACAAGAAATCGCAATCATTAAGCCAAAAATCATAGTGCTACTGGGGGCCAGTGCAGTGAAGGCTGTTCTTCCAGAGCATCAGAGTGAGACAATGGCTCAGTTAGTAGGCAGAGTCTTATATGACGAGAAGTATCCAGGTATAGTCTTCTTTGTTATGTATCACCCAGCATTTCTACTCCATTCTAAGAAGGCTGGAGCAGAGGAATACCAGCGCATCAGAGAACTGATGTGGACACACATTCAACAGTTAAAGAAGATTGATGAGGAGTTGTAAAATGGAAATCAAAGATGTAAAGCGGTCTAACCCCGCACAAGTGGATAGCCCTGAGAGGCAGCAGGATGACGGTATTGAGGCTTTTGACCCGACGGGCAAGGCGAGACTAGAGTCTCTGGCTAAAACGGCTGAACGGCTTGCTGCTGCTTCCAGGGCGCTATCTAATGTATTTATGCCAGGTGGCACAAATGAAGAAGACCTGAAAGCACTCAGAGAAGTGGGAGAAGAGACTAATATAGCCTGTAGAGAGCTACGACAGACACTAGAGAACCTTAATGCTCTAGTAAATGATCTGATCCAGGACACAGTTGGGATTGTTAGAGCGCTGGCTGTTACAGAGTCAAATACCTTTGACCTAAATACAAAGGTAGACTGTCTACGAGTGGCCCTGTTTGATAAGGGACTCCTAGATATGGAAGACATTAAGAAGGCATTTACAGAGAAGGTTAAGCCAGCGATTAAGGAAGCCTTAGCTCAGCAAAACCAGCAGAGGATGGACCAGGCTGCTGCTGCTGAAACGCATCCTGGAGAAGAAAACTGCTAGAAATAGGGGCGGCTTGCTACTTCGATGTGACTTTCAGGATCTTCAGTCCGCTTACCAAGCCATACTGTAATGTGTGGCTGACCTACCACCCAGTCAATCCCGACTACATTATCATCTAGAGAGAATAGGTTATAAAGGGTCTCCGCGATCTCTTTTCGTGACCGACGGTGTAGAGTTGACATACCCGGCAGCTGGACCTTCTTTTCTCTGTCATACTCCTCTGTAAAATACCATAGGATCTGTGAGATATAGGGTCTGCTCTTCAGTAGCATCTCTAGTGTCTCGCAACACTCTGCTGCTGGTAGTGTGTGCATCTTTCTAATAGATACACTGTCCAGTGTCTCCAGATTTCCTACATCTAGAGCCATCTGTCCCTCTGCTTGGTGTTGCTCTACCAAGTCCCCCTGATGTCGTGCGTTTGCCTTACCGAAAATACTCATAATAACTCTCCATTACACTGCGAAGTTCGTCGACTTCTTTATGTACAAATGGGCGGTGCTGCCCTGTTAATTCTGCTATGTCACAGATATTATGACCCTGACTAAAGCAGTATATCATATATCTATGATAGAGTGACAAGTCTTTAAAGTTAAAAAACGGGTGCTTATTAAACAATATGCGCAAATCTATTTGTGGTGGAGGTAATTCATAGGTCGTTTCTGTTTCTTCCAAAACAATCCTCTCCGCCGAATTATGTAGACGGGGGAATACTCTCATTTTTAATATCCAGTCTCTGAGATAAAGGAAAAGATAGGACGCTTGGGCCCAGTAGTCAATGTTATGTCCTTTACAATATGAAAACAGATAGCACTCCTGCTTAATGTCTTCCTCTTCTATCCACCAGGCATTTTGAAAGTCTTCTCTAATCGTATCGATACTAGGATCGGGCCCTAGTGGTAGTGGTTTATTCAGAAACATACCATAAAAGATATTGGCGCGCTCATCGTATCCATGACCCTTGATAATCTTGACCATACCATCGATATAATCAAGGTCTATTCCCACCCTGGGAGGGTCTTTTTGTATTGTTTGTTTAGATCTGGATAGTGCCATCGTATTGGGACGCCAACCTTCTTAAAATAGTCGCAAACCTTCGAGGTAGGACTGGGTCCTACGACTACTAGTTTAGCAAACTCGGCAGGATAATGCTTCTTAAATCGATTGGTCTTTACCTCATCAGTTTTCTTCATCCACCCGCCCTTTACCTCTATCCATAGATAACTTCCATCTGCCATAGTGATCTTAAAGTCAGGAGTATAGGCTACTGTTCCATGCTTTACCCCAAATGGGGTAAAAGAGAAGGTGGTGGGCTCGTATTCAATGAGTATAATATTAGGATCTGTCCTTAATAGACGATAGATATTGGCTTCCCAGGAGGAGCGGAAGAACATATCGTTACAGTCCTTCCTTTTTCCTATGTTAGAACGACGAGCCTTCTTTTTGGGAGGAGGTGCGGTGCCATTAAGCTCGGCCAGCTTCTTTTTAACAGCAGAAGTAGACTTAGCCAGAGCAATACATAGCTGTGTTACAGGTTGGTGAATATTCTTTCTTAAGTATTCTTCTTCTACAGGACTCCATACCACCTTAGTAAATCTCATTTATTATTCCCTATATGCTTCCAGTGCTGCCTTACTTTGTTTACCAAACAAACCATCAATTATTCCATTATATAGTCCCTTAGAGCCTAACACACGCTGCATACGCATGGCTATTTCTTTACGCATACCGACCAGATCAATAGCCTTACCAGGACACCATTTCTTATACTTCACTGACCCCTTACCCAGGATAGTATACATACCTGGGACCTCACGATGACCAAGAATGTTCTTTGGTAGCACCTTAAACTTGAGGGCGAGATAGACTACATGCTGGATCATAGCATCGTATTGAAGAATAGGCGGGAAATCATTTCCACCATAGGCCATCACTACACCGATTGAGGACTTGTTATAGAAACCAGCGTGCCATGTAGAGAACTCGTAATCGTTGCAGTGGTAAACGATGCCTTCTTTAACGATATAATCGTGATAACAGAGGGAGGGACAGCCTTTCTTGTTGATATGATTACCAGGCCCAGGAGTAACATGATAGCGCGCGGTCTTTATAGGACTCTGGTTATCAGAACCAGTCATATGGACTACAATTCTAGTAATCTTCCCTCGAGTCTTCCACTTCATAGTTGGATGTCGTGGAATACTGTCACTGATATTTACGATGCTATACAAGATAATCACCCCTTATGGCAAGGAGTTCTTTTTTCGCTCCTTGGCCTGTCGATACTGCATTTTCCTATACTCCCTATCTTTTTCAAGCTTATCTTGTTTTGCAGAATCAACAATAGGGGTGAATGTAGGTAGATTAGCCATATATTTACTCCAGATATAGCTGGCATCAACTTCTTCTATCTCATCGTAGGGTATTTCAATGTAGCACCAGCCTGCTTCCTCTGCGTATCTCTTCTTTCGCTCATCCCGGTGCTGAGTTGCGTAGAAAGCCTCTTCTGCTGCGTTAAAGCCCTCACCACCAAAATCTACTGGACGGTAATGCTGCTCTCCCATTACCTCGATCACTAATTTTAGGTCTAATACTACCCAGTCATAGTGATAGCTTGAGTTACCAGTAGCAGGATTGACTCGATCAGCTGGGTATTCTTGGTACACCTTCCTTGTAGAGAAGGGGCCGTCTGGATCACGCAAGACTTCACCCACATGCTCGTGGAGCTGACTAGCTGACTGCCTATATTCGTGCTTAAAACGGCTAAACTTCATAGGCTACAATACTCCAGATGTGGACAGCTGTTACACTGTTCTGAAACAGATGGATACCACACTTCCTTAGCCATTCCGGTTAGAATATGAGGGATGATGCGGCGCGCCTTCTCCATAAACTTCTCATCTACCTTAATGGTTAGTGGCTTCATGCTTCTAGGTCCAATAGTCCACTTAGTATACTCAATAGGTGTGATACCACAAGCTAACTCAAACCCCCAGCAGCGAGCAAGGACCTTAATGTCATTATAAATGATAGCAGGCGTTGAGTCTTTATCCTTTGTTAACTCAGTAAAGTCATAAATCCTTACACCGTGCCCTATTTCTAGAACATCTATGACATCAGCGTATTCTTGCCCATTATAAGAGGTATTGATTGGTATGTTAGCCATCCCAATATCTCTACTTTTTAGATAATAGGTGTGATACCAGCTATAGAGGCGTTCCAAGATGTTCTTGCTGTGTCGATAGTCAGGGTTATCCTTAATAATCCGGCCATATTCTATCCCCTGCCAGTAAGGCATGAACTTGAAGGTAGGAACAATGTTCTTTTTGGATTGATAGGTATAGGCGCGGCAGATAACCCTCTTGATAATCTCAGCATCAGGGCTCATCTGGGGCGTAATGTTCCAGGAATAGTATGTCTTTTTAGGACACCTACTATATCTTTCTATATGGTGTGGCCAGGTAGCAGTGGATTGCATTGACTTATTACCTGTTGAACCAATGAAGAGAAAGACTTATCAATTCTACTTTGATTTAGTATCACTATGATGTCATAGCTATACAGTTTCTTAAGAATGACAGCGCCTTCACTATCAAATAGCCCTTTGTCTCTAGCCTCCCACCATCCAAATGTAGTTACTCTCTTTGTATAATCTGGACTTGAAGCTATTAGAGATCCTATACGAGATAGCTGCTGTGTTTTGGCACAGAGCACAAGGATTTCTGCAGAAGGGTGGGCGCGGAGTAACAGTGGATTGAGGTCACAAGGCGGATCTGAATAGACAGTATTGCAGAAATAGAGTTTAGTCATTAAAAAACCACGCTTATTCCTAATCCAAAGTGAGGTTGCATAATCCCAAAGTCATAGCCACCCCACGGGGTTATCCAAAGGTTAGAAACTAGAGGGAGAACCTTGCCAACATTATACTGAGCAGGAGAAAAAGAGAGACTGAAGCCCCATCCAGTAATCCCCGCCCCTAATCTAAAGAACCTCCAGGTAATATCATCAGGAGTATGTCCATATGCCGATGTAGAGAAGCCCACATCAGCAAGCCAACCGAAATCAGCAGCAGTCGTGACCCTAACAGCAAGCTGTAGGTCAATCTTGGGGTTCCACCACATCATCTTTGACGGCAGAGCCTCGGACTTTACCACCTCAAACTTCTCTAGTGTCATGCGACCAGTATCTTTACCCTTATCGTCAAGTTCATATAGTTCTGCATAATGATTAATGGCTCCACCAGGTAGTTTGCTCTCAGCAAAAACCGCGCGAAATCTCTGGTGTAGTTTATAAGAGATAGTTTGCTGGATAGCATCTCCAGAGATATCAATCCGGAAATCCTTGTAGGAATAAGTAAGAGAAGTCACCTCTTTATAGGTCCCGTCTTCAAGCCTCACAAAGATTTGACCCTTTGGCAGATCAATAGTTCTATCCTGATACACAATCCTAGTGATTGTCTTAACCTTCTTCTTCTCAGCAGCATACTTTGCCTGTAGTTCTGCGATAAGAGTGAGGTGGCCATTCCTTTCCTTAATATCCTGCTGTATCTGAGTATTGAGTTTAGACACTAAGAGATCAGCATCTGCGATCTTAGTGTTAGCGCGCCCTATTTCTAGTTTAGCAGTCTGCAACTCAGCATTAGCCTGGTTCATAAGAGCTTCAAGGTTACGACTATTGTTCCAGTAGTAGAATGCTACTCCACCAATAGCTAGAACAACT